TTCTAAGATATGATCATTGATTTCTTTTTCATCATCAGTCAATTCCATACGAACAGTTTATTCACAAAGGTACAGAGTTTTACATGAATATGGTAAAACTTATTGATATAAAACTCATGTATCGTATGGAATTGACTGATGATGAAAAAGAAATCAATGATCACATCCTAGAGTTTCAAAAGCAGGTAAAACTGACTGAGTTAAGAGACAGATTCGAAAAGTGTTGGGAGGTTGATGAATGAAACAATCACTAATCCTTGTTGCTTGCTTTTTACCTCTTGCTGTGATATGGTTAGTGATGAAGTTATCTCTATGGTTATCATCTAGTGTAACAGAAGTCAACTATGTCCGAGAAGAATCCAAACGACCACACGGACCCTACGTGGAAAACGCATATGGAGACGTTGATGAAGAAGAAGAGACTTATTGAGGTCAAAGAAACTATTGACCAGGCAATCTGGGAATATTACTTTGAGAAAGGACTTCCTGTTCCTAGGTGGAAAATGCAAAAAGATCCGCAGTGGTGGATTGATTACTTGAAAGAACTTGACAATGAAGACCAGAACCCCTATAATAGATAGCAAATACACTATCGTAATGGACTATCGACCCTATTCGCCAGAGTGGCACAGGAGACGCTACCTGAAGGAGGCGCTGGATAAGTATTTCGATGATTATGTGGATACTGATATCATCCGTGAGGATCTTCTCAGCATCCTGTCAGAACGTTCTGACAAAGCATATGAAGAGTTTATGCGTATCAATCAACTTGAGAAATCTCTACAGTGAGAGATAAGATAGTATTCATTCTACCTTTCTTCCAAGTTATTATTGCGTTGGTAACTCTTTCTAAGATACCAGAACCACCACCGCAGTATTTCTGTGAGCAGGGTAGAGACACTTATGGTAACGCTTACCCAATTATTGTCTGTAATCCACAATGAATAAACCAGATACAAACTTGAGTGAGTTTATTCAAGTTGAGAGATCTATTATTCCCTCATTTGTTTGTGATTATCTTGTGAGTGAAACAGAGAAGCGTGAATGGCGCACTCATAAGTGGTATAGTTATGGGCAAGACGAATACAGTGCAGATGAAGATAAGAACCACTATATTCAAAATGCCTCTCCTGATTTGCAGGGAATGCTAACTCCTATCATATCTCAGGTATTGAATGATTATAGTTTAAAGAATAAGTTTTCATGTAAAAAGATAGACTCTATTACCAGTAAGTTCTCTAACATTGTCTTCAATAGGTATTCTCCTGGGCAGATGCTGGATCAACATCAGGACCACATTAATGCTCTGTTTGATGGTAGAGAGAAAGGTATTCCCATACTGAGTTTGATATTAAACCTCAATGATGATTATGATGGTGGAGATCTATTCTTCTGGGACGATTATGTTGTCCCTCTTGGAAAGGGAGATATTGTAGTATTTCCATCACTATTTCTATATCCTCATGGTATAATGGAAGTGAAGAGCGGAAAACGCTACAGTGCAGTTAGTTGGGCATGGTAACATGAAAACAGTTCTAACGATCGATGATGACGGTATCCTAACATTCCCTCCTGAGATGCTGGAAATCCTTGGATGGAAGGAGGGAGATGTGCTACAATGGATCGATAACAACGATGGTTCTTTTCAACTGAAGAAGGATGAAGGAGTTTGATTATGCCCTGGACTATAAAGTTCTGGACTTCACTGATGCAGAAACTCGCAAACTTTATCGTATTGGAAGGGGAGAGCAAGGAGTGCTACTGGTACGCCCTTACACTAACGACATTTGCGCTCATTGGAGATTCGTAGATGAAAAGACTGCTGTTAAATCTTCTAATGACATTTACAAGATGTTCTGTACTTACAGACGGGACAAAGATTTTATTGGCATGGACATGGCAAGGAAATTCCTTGAAATGGGTTTCACTCGCGCCAGAAGGTATGCCAATCATTCTTCGGGACGCAAGTATGACTCCAACAGGAAAGTTCGTCCGCAAGAATCTGATTGGAGAACTTCAGAAAAAGCGAGAGCAGCAAAGGTTTTCAAAGTGGTGAGAGATAAGGCAGCATACGATCCTACATACCAGGAGATGCGTAAAGAATGGAGAGCAGCAGAATGAGTGGAGAAAAACAGTATTCCAAGTATCGACTTGACCAACTTGCCAAAGAACTAGGTGGCAAGTGGTATCATCAAACTGTATCAAACAATCGTACTGAATACAAGAGGATTGTGATAGAATATGGAACTAAGCGAAAAGGCGAAAATCTATAAGAATGTTTGGTCTTGTGCCTATCAAAGTAGACACATGTATCGAAAAACTGATAGATACTACCGTGAGCATGAAACTATCCTGATGTGCCTGAATATGAAAGGTGCTAAATGGTGGGAATTTGATACTGAAAAACCAAAGTACTTTCAAAAATACCAAGAATGATGCCTGACAAACAATTCACTGATCAAGAACTGGAGTTGATGATCGATGCTATCTGGAAGCGTCAGCATCATTTCATTGCTGGGGATAGACGCTACAAGGAGTATGGTGCTATACTGGAGAAGTTGAGGGAGCAACTCCCATACCGTTTCACAATTTACGAGTTTAGGTGATGGATCACACTGAAGAATTTCCGTTTGATGATTTCCCTTGGAAACTAGTCTACAAGGATCGAAATGAGACTCGCAAGTGTTACTTTCAAACCGAAGAGCACAGAAAGCAACACATGGTAAAATACAAACTAAAGAAAAAAGACGTCAAACTCAGTTACAAATTTGAAAATGAGTAATCCTATTTCATTCGTAAAGAATACTCGAACAACCTATAGTATGCAGTATCGTAAGAATGTTACTGAGGTACTGGTACAGTTTGCCGATGAGGATCCCGCATGGATCCCCATGGATACTCTAGAAGCAATGATGAAAACCCTGCTTACCATCAAAAGTGAAGTTGCAGGATAACGTCAAGGTTGTGCTGACACTGGGCTTGTTAATGCTCTGTGTCGGTGCTATAATCGTTGCAGGTTACATCCACGGCGATATGCACCTTGCCAAAGTTCTTGAACACCTTAAATCATGACTTACGAAGCAGAAGTTCAATTCAAATTTGATTCTACCTGGACTCCTACGTATGGATCATCTTTTAATGATGATGACTTCCTCCCAGAAGAACATTTTCTAATTACAGCACCTGCTGCTGATCTTAATGCCAAACAGTATTTCAAACTGTTTGAGAAGTTCATGCTGTGTGTAGGTATGTGCCCCTCATCTATCCGCAGTGGTGCTATGTCTCTTGTCTTCAATGATTATGTCAGTGAGGAAGAACAGCGTAAGGTCTGTAAAGAGTATGAACTGACTATGGATGAAGATCTTGATAAGAAGTTTAAAGATTGGAAACAATCAGAAGAAGACTTTGCTACTGCTAAACAATTCATGGAGTTGAACAATGACAATCCCTAATTTCAAATCAATAGATGACTACCAAGAGTTTGTCAATCTATTTGATGATCGTTGGCAAGTAAAGTTTGAACTGCTTAATCGTGTTAGGGATGATATGTATCCTGGACACAAATGGGTATCTCTCCCACCATCATCACTTGAAACTATCAACGACATCACACAATCTCTGTTGTATGATGTAGAATACACATTCAAAGATAAGCATCCAGAGTATAAGACTGACGATGATGAATGTTTCATTCCTCGTTCTTCATTCAAAGAGACTGTAACTGAAGCACTCAAAGAAGCAATGAATGTTGAATGTCCTCCTTGTGATGTGCTACAATGTGCTGACCACCTTACCGACGAATAAAAATGACAACTAGAACTTTTACTGGCAAAACTGGTGATGTATGGACTTGGGAAGAAACTCCCGAGGTTCTGGCAGCACTAAAGAAACTCCACAACACTTCTGTCAACAATCGAGTTAATCGTCCTCACGATTATCCTGGTCCACTGTACGCTCCCCATCCAGAAACAAATAAAGATGCCTGAGTTTAATCATCACCAGTGGAAACTTATCTTCACTGCGGTGAGAAAGTACCAGATGAATCACCCACAATCTGTTCCATGTTATGATGGATT